GCTCTTCTATAAATTTAACTCTTAAGTTATTAGTTTCAGCATCTTCAATTAATCTTTGAGTTATTTCTTTTGTAGATTCAAGAGTGTCTAAAACCTTTAATAAAGATCCCTTTCTTTGTTTAAGAGCATATCCTTTTCCAATTACTTGAGTTCCCTCTATATTTTTAATTTCTCTAAATAAAGGAACATAATTTTCATTTAATTCTTTAATTGCTTTATATTGTTCTTCTGTAATTCTTCCTTTTTCTTTAACATATTGTAAAACTCTTTCTCTAAATTTTACAACTCTTTTTCTTAAACCTTCATATTTTTTTATATAATTTTTATTTGAAATAACTTGTTCTGTAAATTTATTTTCAAATGGAGTTTTAAATCCTCTTTTTGTAATTGTTTTATTAAATACAGCTGTTTCATATGCAGAGTATTCTTGTAATTCTTTTTTTGTTAAATTACCTAATATATCAAATAAAGATTCTCCATTAATTTGTAACTTTCCATCTGTTGTTTTTTTTAATAAAAAGAAATCTCCAATATTTCTATTTCTTGATAATTGTAAAGATTGTTCATATAAATTAAGCTCACCTATTTTTGGTTTAACATTTATATCAGCTTGTATTAATGCTTGTTTTACAGGACTTCTAAAATCTATTTGTTCTATTTCAAATTTATCTTTTGCATCTTTTATTTTATCAAACCATGGAATAACTGGCTTTTCACCAAATGACATATTATCAAACATATGTTGCATTGCTGGATCTTCAGATGTTATTTTTTCAGTCTTTATTATTTCTTGTGGTTTTTCTGTTTTTAATATTTCTGTTTCTGATGTAATTGTTTTTTCTTTTTGGTATGTTCTTGGTATTTTAATATTAATACTATCATTGTCATTCTTTATTGTTTTATCTAAATTCTCTTCTATTAAAACTTGAGTTGGTTTTTTATTTGTTTCAATATAAATATCTTCAGCTTTTTTCTTGTAATGTTTTTCTGCTTTTTTAATTTTTGCTTGACTATCAAAACCAGATAATCCCCACAAAATTCCAGAATAAGCAAGTTCTCTTCCTGATGGAAGTTCTCCATGCATAGCTACACCAATTCCTTCAAATGCACTAAACCTTGATATAACTTTTGCAAAATAATTTTTACCTAATGGTCCTAATAATCTTGGTGCATTAACAGCTGCTGATAATTGAAAACCCTCTTTTAAACCAGCTTCAATACCTTCCTCTAAAATAATATTCATATAATCTATAGGTTCATTAACTTGTTTTTTGTTAATAGCTTCTATTAAAGTTTTTCTAATTCCACCTGCTACAAAACCAGCACCGAATGTACTTGTGATTGGATTAGCTCCACCTGCTCTTGCTCCAAGTAAATAAAAAGGTAAATCAAAAACTAATGTTGTTCCCCTTTGGACTAAACCTTCTAGAAAACTTTCATCTTCTCCAACTTCTCTTTGATAAGCAGTTGGTAGATCCTCTCCCTTTATTAAAGCTGAAATTAATCCAAAGTTACTAGCACCCATACCTACTCTCATATAATCAATAAATTCTGATTTTTCTCCATAGATAGCTTTAGGTAAATCTTCTCTTAATTTTTTTCTTCCTTCAGAATAATCTTTGAATTTATTAATAACATTTTGCCAATGATTTTTTATTGGACCTCTATCTATTTCATTTATTTTTTCTGTTTCTGGTTCTTGTTTTTTTTCTATAATTTTTTCATTTTCAAAAAAATTATTGATTTCAATATCTGAAAAACCAGCTTGTTGTAATTGATCTTTTGTTAATGATTCCATTACTCACCTAATATTCTTTTTTTATATTCTTCAACTGTTTCTCCAGGTAATTTTTTATCATAACCTTTCATTTTCTTTTTAAATTGAACAACTTGTCTTTCAAAATCTTCCCGAATAGGTTTAAATTTATTTGCATCTTTTGCTATGTAATCTTTACTTTTATTATTAAGTAAATCATCTGCATCTTTTCCAGATGCTAAACCATTGATAAATCTTTTATACATTGTATCAACATATAGATTTAACCTTTTATCATAATTCAAATCAAAAAATCTAAATGATGGCATACCTGAAATTAATAATTCAGTATCTTCAATAAAATTAAAAAATTTATCCATATTATTTTTTGTTTCATCATTAACTCCATTTGGACTTAATAATGTATTAAAGTTTTCTAAATCTTTTTTGGAAATTTCTTTATTAATAACCCTGTCTACAAGTGATAAAGATTTAAATTCTCCAGGAAGAGTAAAAGGTTTTTCTATACTTATAACAGATCCATTAGAAACTTTTTTTAAAATTTCAACTTTTTTATTATAGAAACTATCCTTTATAACTTCATCACTTTCAACCATTTCATTTATTTTTAATAAATCTAATTTTATTTTTTTATTACTTTCATATAAACTATTAATAGTATTAATATCATATGTTGATCCACTTACTGATTTTTTTAAATTTTCAAATGCTTTTTTAGATTCATCAGCAGATTTTCTATCAATATCTTGATTATATTGTTTATATAAAAATTCAGACTCTCTAAATTTAGAAATAGATTTTTTTAATACCTCTTGTTTTTGAGCTTCACTAAAATTATTCCATACATCCTGTTGTATTTTATTAGTAAAATTTCCATCTCTTATTTGTTTAAAGTTATTGTATAAATCTTGTATTTCCATTCCAGGAATATATTCAAGTCCAGCTGTAACTTGATTTATATTTTGTTCAAATATAGCTTTATCTGTTTTTTCTGAAAGTGATGATAAATCTTTTATAGAAACATTTTTAAAAAATCCATCTGATAATAATTTTTTTAATTTTTTTGGATTTGAATTTAATAATGTGTTTGCCAAAGAAACTTCACCAAATGTTAAATAATTTTGTTGTAATTGTTTTTTAGATCCTTCATCAAATATTTGATTACTATTAATAAGATTGTTTATTTTTTTTTGGTAAATTGGTAAATAAGTTGGACCAATTTGTTTTAATAATAAAGATTCTTTTAAAACAAACTGGTCTGTATTTTTTTGCGTATCTTTATATAATTGATTTCTTGATCCTTTTAAAACATCTGCTTTTAAAACACCTGTTGTAGCAAAAAATCTTTTCTTCAAAGCATTTTTAACAAATCTATTTTCATTAACTAATTTGTTTTGTTCTATTGAATTCCATAATTTATTGACTCTATTTTCGTATTCTATATTAACTTCACTTGGATTTGGATTAGATTTTAATTCATTTGAAATTTCAAATAATCCTTGAGTTCCATCTGATTGATTTTCATATGACTCATTAGTTATTTTAATTGCTTTATTATTTGCTTCAGTTTGTTTTTCTTTTACATAATAATCTTCTGCTGCTTTTCCTAATGGTCTTAATGCACCTGCTGTTGTTTGAAAGGGAGATACCTGTATATTAGTTGTTACGCTTGGAGTTTTTTCTGTAATTGTTGTTCTTGAAACATATGAAGGTATTTTAGGCATTATGAGGTATAACCCCCTATTCTAAGTAAACTTTCTCCAGCTTTTGCATAATAACCAAGTTCAGCAACCTTTGCTTGTTGTCTAGCAAGTTGTCCCTGCATTCTTGCAAAGTTAGCTTCTTCAAGTTTCTGTGCTTGACCAATTTCAGAATCATAAGCCATAGTCTGTCTTGTTAATTCAGCTTCTTCTGCATTAGATCTTTGTATTCTAAGTGCAGTTCCTTCAAAGGTTACACCTGATTTAAGTGTATTTACAATTTGTTCACCTTCTAATTTTTCAAATTGTTTATCAAATTGTGCAATATCAAATTCTAATTTTTTTTCTAATTGCTCTGCTTCTTGTTCTTTAACTTGTGCGTTTCTATTTTGTATTGCCTGATTATATTTTCCTATTGCTTTTGCTTGTCTTGCTGCTGCTACATCAAATACGAAACTCATTAAAATATCCTCGCATATCTGTTATGATTTGTTTTATCAAATCCATATTGTTTCATAATTCCCTCATCCTCTAAACCTAACCATTTAGCAAATCTTAAACCTTGTTCAAAGTTAGATCTTACAGCAGTTTGTACTCTCCATAAACCATGTTCTTTTGCAACACGAGCAAAATCTTTTTTAATTGCTCTTGCCACAAGTAAAGGATGTTTCCAAACTTTAGATGTTGCTAGTACCCAACCTTCTGCTACACCTTTCCACATTGGTTTCATTCCTGCAGCGAAGATAGGTTCATCATTAATGAGTCCTGTAAAAGCTAAACCTTGTTCTTCTAACTCCATTGTGTCTCCTTCAAACTGTGCATCTTGATCCATGAGAACATGGTTCATTTGCTGTGATAGTATATATGTGCCATGAGATTTAGTATATGGCACTATATGTAGTATCTTTTTAGTCATTAGTTTGTAACTTAGGATATAACGATAAAATCGTTAAAGGTAAAGGTTGTGTTTGTCTAACATACACAAACCCATCCGTTTCATAGTTACCCCTAAATTCCACCTCTTTGTCTCCTGTAAATACACTGATACCTTCATCCATTTCATCCGCTGAAGATCTAAAAGGTATTCGTTCCATATTGTTTAAATCTGGTCCAACCTCTACTCCAATAGATTCATACATCCTAATCGTTACATCAAATATTCTTTTCGTTCTTCCTTGCGATGTTCCATCTTGAGAACCTGCATCTAGTCTCATGGTTTGTAAAAGAGAGGTATATCCTAATCCCACTTTAACTTTAGTTGCTGATCTTTCTAAAGTAATAGATCCACTTGATACAGTCTTATCAGGGTGAGTTGCACCATCAGCAAGAATAGAAACTGTTTGACCTTCTAAGTGATCCAATCCTGTAATCGTTGTCGTTGCACTTCCATCATATTCTAATTGTGAATCTAAAAAATTAAATGACGTGTCATCGGTTTCATCAAAGTCAAAGTTATTTAAGTATTCTACATATCGTACAGTTGAACCATCTATGGTTCTTTTAATAATCACCCAGACTTGATATTCAGAATCGTCTGTAGGTATTACGGCAACACTTTCACATACCGCTTGACCACTATTAAATGATCCACCGAAAATATGTCTGTGCCATGCGGTGACTTGTTGATCTCTTTGATAGGTAAAACCAATCAGCTCACCATCACTTCTCACTAACCATAAAATAGAATTAGGTTCTTGTTGATATGCCATTTGTGTAATTCCACCTTCAGAAATATGCTCAGCAAGGATTGTCATGTCAGGTGCAAGATAACCATCTACATCAAAGTTATATGCTAGTTCTCTTAATTTTCTTTTAGCTCTTTGTAAAAACAATGTTGCATTTCCTGCTGATACTGCATCTACATTTGCTGCACCATGGTTAGATTGTTTTTTAATTAAAATGTTCGTTGGAGTAATCGCAATATCTGTTCCACCTCCTGATACTGTAAACTCACCTCCTGCAGTACCAATAATTAAAGTTCGTGTTGCTGTCATAAATCTGATTGCGTTTACCTGGTTAGATGCAATGGTATAAA